GCTGCATTTGCATCGCCATTTGCTGAATTTGTGCCAATTCTTCCTTATATTCAAGCTGAACTTGCTCTTGAGCCATCAAACTTATGTGTTCTAGTATGTTTTTTTGCACTGAAGCCAAAATTGGTGGGTTGGTTCGTGCAATTTGCGTGCCCATGAACGATAAATGCGCTTTCATGTGTGCCGTATGGTCTTGTCCAGGGAATGCCTTGAAAGGTTTTTGTGATAAAGCCATCATGTGCTCAACACTTGGGTCCATTGGAGCTGCCGGTTGTGGTGGTGGTAGTAGAGAATCTATATTTTTTACACCCAACGCTTCGTACATGTCACGATACGCATTGTACAAGTTGTGCATCTTTGGATTTGACATAGCCATTTGTAATTGTGTTTGTGCCATTGTCAGTCTTTGTGTTTGTGAGAATATGTTTGGATCTGCAACAGGTATGATATCCACCCTTGCATCAAAGTCTGTTTGTTTAATCTGTCTCTGTCCACCCACGACATCGTATGGATAAACAGGTGGTAGATAGATTGCAAAGACTTTACCAATAAGCATGAACTCTTTTTTCATCGCTGCATATAATCTTTTGTGTATTGCAGACATAACCCGCGAGCCACGTTCCAACAATGCAACAGTCGTGCCTACTGCAGCGCTTTGATTGCCGTCACCGACTTGCATGTCAGCTATGCTTGCAAAACGTTGTCCTGCATTAACAACAACACCCATAAGTTGAAGAAGCGTGTTGTCCGGACCTTTGTAAGGTAACATTTGAAATGCACCTTGAAGAGTTCCACCAGGGGCATCTACATCACGAAACTCACCCGGCTGCAACGGTTGAGCTTCATCACGAACTCTGATGCCTCGCATCTTGAATCCGGCTGGTAAATTAGACAAGGTTCCGGCGTCTAAGAGTTGTCTTAGAGCGGCTGTAGCAGTTCTTGATAAACCACCGATCATATGAATTAAACCAAATCCATAGAAGCCTAGTCCTGGTAGGAATTTAAAGTGAACGAAATAATCTTTTCGTTTTCTTAGTGGATCACCATCCACAAAGTTTTTTCTAATTGATAAAACCTCAGAGCTGCTTTCTTCAATAGTCACTATGTATGGAAGCTTGATACCTGTGGGCTCTCCATCAGCACCCATGTCTTGAAAACCGTCCAAGTCTAAATCAACATGACACTCTAACAGTGTGAATATTTCATCTTTGTTTGTGGTTGATACACCACCTAAATCTTGTTTCTCTTCTGTAATTTCATCTTCATGATAAGCAGGTGTGCCTAACTCTACGTCTTTATAAAAACCACCGACTTGTAGTTTTCTAAGTTCGTTAGCGTTCATTTTAATTACGTGTATGATTGCCTCTGCATCATCTAATGATGATGAGTTGTAAGGCACAACCAAATCCTCTGCAGGCACAAACTTAGATACGCATCTGCCCATCGCTTGGTCGTAGTAAACTTTTTTAAATGTAGAACCAGCGAGTGGTAAATTAAACAACATTTGGTCAAACTCAGGTTCGTATTCTGGCATCTCAACCATCAGCTGATAATTCATAAATTCTTTTACACGCTCTGCTTGGTCTTCTTTTTCTTTTGTATGTTTACCCATGATGCGTGTTCTAACTGGTCCGTTTGCAGGTAATAGTTCTTTGTACGCTAGTGCTTGAAACTGTGTGACAGCCTCAGCCAACACTGGGTGTGTTGCACCACTTGCACCTTGAAAAGGTTCTGTTCTGTCTTCGTATTTAAAACCAAGTAGGTCTAGCCCTTTGATGTATGATTGCTCCCAATCATCTCTTGATGATTTATATTCTTGATAGTCACCAATTAAATCTGAAGCCAGTGGATCTAAAACGTCATCCTCTAATAATTCAGCTAAGTTTGCGTTGGGATCACCAACTTCCATTGCCATTGCAGCAGGATCAAAATCTATCTCTACTCCGCCGTCTTCTGTTGGTTTAACTTCTATTGGTGGTTTTTGTTCCGCCAATGGTACTTCTAGTGCCGCTGCATCTGGTTCAACAACCATTTTTGATCGTGTTGGTTTTTTAGGTGCCTCGAATAATCCTTTGTCTATTGCCATTATTTTCTCCTCTTAAATAAACTGCCAACGCCTACTGCGCCACCGTTTGCAAACTGTAAATGATAACCGTCTCGATAAAGAGCCTCTATAACATCATCAGGAACATCTTCTGGTTCTATCCCCATGTTGTATGCAAAGTCCACTCTAATTTTTTCTTTGTCAATTTCTTTCATCATTT